AGCAGATTGCATTAGTAGAACAAAGAGCTAAACAGGAAAAAGATGCAATAGAGTTAGATGCTGCTGAGAAAAGAAAAGAAAAAGAAAAAAAGGATGCAGAAGAAGCTGCTACAAAATTAAAAGCAAGATTTGATTTAGAAAATGGAATAAGAATAAATGCTATTAAAGATGAATTTGAACGTAAAAAAGCAGAGTATTTATTACAACAAGAAGAAGAAAAAACAACTTTAGAAAAGCAAAGGAATGATGGATTAATAAGCGAAGAAGTATATCAGCAAGGTTTACTTAATATAAGAGATAAATATCAGAAATTAAATACCGAAAATGATAAAGCTTCTGCTGAAGCGCGTGAGAAAATATCTGAAAAAGAAAGGCAGATAAAGATAGATAATGCACAAAAGACAGCAAATGTATTATCTGGATTATCTGATTTATTCGGAAAACAAACTGCTGCTGGTAAAGCTACTGCTATTGCTGCTGCAACTATTAATACTTATTTAGCAGCATCTCAAGCATTAACAGGTATTAAGAAACTTAATCCATTTGGAGCTACTCTTGCTATTGCTCAAGCTGCTTTAATTGTTGCTAATGGTATTAAACAGGTTCGTGAAATTGTAAAAGTAAAAGTACCTGGAGGCGGTGGAGGTACTCCTTCCATCCCTTCGGTTTCAGTTGGTGGAGGTGCTGCTCCTATTTCACCTCAAGCTCCGATTCAGAATACAGTAACTCAGTTAGACCAAAGGTCTATCAATCAGCTTGGTTCTGCTACAAATCGCTCTTATGTATTGGAATCAGACGTTACTAATTCTCAGGAACGAATCACTCGTATCAATCGTGCTGCACGATTAAATTAAAATCTATTTAAGTATATGGAAAAGCAATTACCAATTTATAGGCTCGACATAATGGAGGATGAAGATTCTAACGTAGAGGTAGATTTCGTAGCTCTCGTAGACAGACCTGCTATTGAGCGGAGTTTCTTAGCATTCGCAGATTCTTATAGCGACTATCCTGATTCTGTAAAGAACAACGCAAAGGCGGTTCTTAAATATGCAGAAGAGAACGGATGGGGTTCGTGCGGTACTGAGGTAGGTAAAATTCGTGCTAATCAATTAGCCAACGGAGAGCCTATTTCGTTAGAAACTATTAAGCGGATGTACTCTTATCTAAGTCGCCACGAGGCTGACCTTGAGGCTTCTAAAGGCTACGGAGATGGATGCGGTAAATTGATGTACGATGCGTGGGGTGGCAAATCTGCTTTATCGTGGGCGAAGTCAAAAATCAATCAAGCAGAGAAGATGAGTTTCGCTATCCAAGATGAGGAAGAACGTATTATCTCTGGACCATTGATGTTGGCTGATACTCCTATTTACCGCTACGATGCGAATGGAGAGTATTACGTAGTGTTTACTAAGGATACGATTAAGAAGATTGCTCAGAAGTATTTCAAGAAAGGCTATCAATCTAACGTAAATCTGATGCACGATAACGGACAGGTAGTCGATGGAGTTACTATGTTCGAGAGTTGGATAGTAGATGAGAAGCGAGGAATCAAGCCTATGAATGGCTACGAGGATGTAAAGGATGGTTCGTGGTTCGGTTCTTTCAAGGTAGAGAATGATGATGTATGGGAACTCGTTAAAGAAGGAAAACTAAAAGGATTCTCCGTAGAGGGTGTATTTAACTACAAATCAAGCGGAATAAGTAATCCACAGGAGATGATGGAAAGCATTATTAATATCCTGAAGCAGGTATCTTTGTAATCTCATAGTGTTTAGTTTTTTGGTTATCGGGGAGGTGTTTCTACACTTCCCCTTTTTTCTATGTGGTCATTTGTGTATAAGCCAACTATTTATGATTAAATTATTGTATGACCCCATTAGAAGCACTCTTGCAAATTAAGCAGATGTTCGCTGAGATGCCTTCTGAGGTTGCTCCTTCTGAAGCACCTTCAGTAGAAATCGAAGTTGAACCTGCTGCTCCTGAGTACAAAGAATATGTACTTAAAAGTGGAGCGAAAGTTAAGATTGATAAATTGGAAGTCGGCGCTAATGTTGTGTTGGTAGATGAGATGGGTAATGAATCCCCTGCTCCTGCTGGCGAACACGAACTCGCTGATGGTATGATTATCGTTCTTGATGAGAATTCTGTGATTACTGAAATCAAAACTCCTGAAGCTGCTCCTGTTGAAGAAGTAGTAGATGAAGAGATGAAGAAGAAAATCGCAGAGATGGAAGCTCAAATCGAGGATATGAAGAAGGGCAAAAAAGCACAAGAAGTTAAGATGGCAGAAGCAGAAGCAAAGTTTTCGGCTGCTATCAAAGAACTGACTGAGGTTGTTTTGCAACTTATCAATACTCCTTCTGCTGAAGCTACCGAGAAACCTAAGCAAGTATTCGGTAAGGTCGTTCCGAGTAAAGATTCTCGTATCGATTCTTTCCTTAGCAAATATGCTCGTAATTAAATTTTAAAATCTAAAAATCAATAACAATGGCTTTTGATGTTTCTGCACTCGCAAACTATACCAAAGAGAATGAAGCACTCTTGGTAACTTCTTCCGTTCTGGGAAGTAAAACTGCTTCTTTGATTAAGTCTCAGGGTAATGTAATGGTAGGTGTTAAATCCGCTGAAACCATCAACATTATGGATACTGACTCTATCTTCCAAAGCGGAAGCTCTTGCGGTTTTAACGCAAGTGGTACTACGACTTTTACTCAACGTACTGTTACTGTTGGTAAAATCAAAGTAAACGAGGCTCTGTGTCCTAAAGACCTGGAAGCTAAGTATCTGCAAAAGGCTCTCCCTGAAGGAAGTCGTTACGATTCTATCGCTTTCGCTGCTGACTACACAGATAAGAAATCTGCTCGTATCGCTGCTCAACTTGAGACTGCTCTGTGGCAAGGTGCTACAGGTTCTGCTAACGTAAACCTGAATAAGTTTCAAGGTTTGGTAGCTCTGATTGGTTCAGGTGCTGTTGAATCTAACAACACTACTTATTATGGTACTCCTGCAACTTCTATCACTACTGCTAACGTACGTGACATCTTCGATGCTCTGTACAAAGCTATCCCTGCTACAGTTGTTGCTAAGGATGATATGACTATCTTCTGCGGTCAGGATGTATTCCGTCTTTATACTATCGCTTTGAAAAATGCGAATATGTATAACTACGCATTCGATGGTAAAGCTGATAGCGAGTTCTTCCTGCCAGGTACTCCTGTTAAGGTTGTAGCTACTCCAGGTCTGAATGGTATCACTAAAATCTATGCCATCCGCTTGAGTAACTTGTTTATCGGAACTGACCTTCTGAATGAAGAAGAGCGTTTTGAATTGTTCTATGCTAAAGAAGCTGACCAAGTTCGTTTCGTAGCTGAGTTCAAAATGGGTGTGAACGTAGCATTCCTCGATGAGATTGCTTCTTTCATCATCTAAGATGATTAAATAAGGGGAGGTAACTCTCCCCTTTTTTTTAACTTAATAAATTTAATAATATGCCTTGTGCTTTAACTCAGGGATATACTCTCGATTGTAAGGATAGTTTAGGTGGTATCAAAGCCGTATGGATGATTGAATCAGGAAACGTAACTGCGGTTACAGAGGCTTCTGGTATCGTATCTGCTATCACTAAATCTGCGGGTAAAGTATTCCGTAAATACGAGTTGGTAAAAGCTACAGGCTCTTTGACTGAGACCATTACTGCTTCCGTAGAAAACGGAACTGTATTCTATGCTCAGGAATTGAGCATCGTACTTAACAAACTCCAAGCGAATACTCGTAATGAGATTCTGCTTCTCGCTCAGAATACCTTGATGGTTGTAGTTCAAGATGCCAACGATAAGTATTGGCTCTTGGGTCGCACTCAGGGATGTGATGTAACAGGTGGTACTGCTGCAACTGGTACTGCTCAAGGAGACCGCAATGGATACACTTTGACAATTACAGGTGCTGAGAAACAACTCGCTCCTGAGGTTGCAAGTGGTATTATCGCAGGTCTGACAACCTAAGCTTTCGTGGCTCGTTATAGGTAGGTAGGAAAGCCATCTCTTCGGAGGTGGTTTTTTCTTTTGTGGGAAAATTTCAAAATAAATCTATTTATAGGTAATGTTACACTTAACAATAGCTCAAACGAATACTATCTACGTTACTCTTACGGAGAAGCAGTCGTTAGGCAATCCTAATTACTTGTTCCGTTTTAAGAACAGAACTACGCACGAAGAGGTGAGATTCGTTAGGTTATATGCTACTGATTTATCTCCTTTTAAGGAAAGATATAATCAGTTCAGTATTTCGGTTAATACTTACTTTTTTCAGAAGGATTTAGGAGAATGGGAGTATTTTATTTATGAGCAAATAAGCACAACGAATACTGACCCTGCTTTAGCTTATTCTCTTTTGGAAACAGGGATAATGGTATTGGATGAGGTAAGCTCGCCTACGTTTACCGAGTATCAGTCAAATAATATATTTATAGTACGATGATGGACAATCTTGTGATATTAAGTTTCGCTGAGGCGAAGCAGCCTGAGTACCGAGAGAAAAAGGGTGTGGGGTATATTGAGTTCGGAGATAAGAACGACTATCCTAACTATCTCTTGGGACTTTACAATAAGAGTGCGAAGCATAATGCTATCGTGCGAGGTAAAGTGAACTACATTATCGGGAATGGATGGCAGAGTGATAGTGTAGATGCTCAGGCAAACTTGTTTATAGATAGTCCGAATCCTTACGAAAGTTTGGCGGATTTAACTCGTAAAGTATCTATCGATATCGAGGTATTCGGTGGTGCTTACTTAGAGGTTATTTGGAGTAAGGTAGGCGGTATGCTTTCTGAGGTTTGTCATATCGATTACACTAAGATTCGTTCTAATAAAGACAATACTCAGTTTTGGTATAAAGATTGGACTGATAGAAAAGATGAGGCTAAGGTTATCCCTGCTTTCAATACTCAAAATCGAGTAGGTAAGCAGATTCTTTACGTTAAAGAATATCGACCTGGACTTGATACGTATGCTTTGCCAGGTTATATGGGTTCGCTTAACTATATCGAGAGTGATGTAGAAGTAAGTAAGCACGTTTTAGGTAATGCTCAGACAGGGTTTTCTGCAAGTAAACTTATTACACTTCCTAACGGAGAGCCTTCTCCCGATGAGAAGCGGAATATCGAACGCAGATTTACTGAGCGATTTAGTGGTTCTGATGGTAAGAAGTTTATTCTTTCGTTTGTTCAAGATGCAGCGAAGAAGCCTGTAGTAGAGGATTTAGGTGCGAGTGATTTGACTAAGGAAGATTTTGGTCGAGTAGATGAGATGATTCAGCAGAACATTTTTGCAGGACATCAGATTACTACTCCTTCTTTGTTTGGTATTTCTACTCCAGGTTCTTTAGGTTCTCGTACAGAGATGCGTGATGGATACGAGATTTTTAAGAATACTTATGCTAATGATAAGCAGCAATTCTTAGAGAGTGTATTTAATCAGTTGGCTACTTTACGTGGTGCTACTTCTGAGATTACCATCGTACCGATTGAGCCTATTAGTTACGAGTTTAGCGAATCTACTATCGCTTCCAATATGACTAAGGATGAGATACGTGAGAAGATGGGACTCGCACCTTTGGATACTCAGAATGAATCATCTGCTGCTCAGGTGGTACTTGATGGAATTAACTCTCTTTCTCCATTGGTTGCAAATAAGGTTTTAGAATCAATGAGTGCTAACGAGATTCGTGCATTGGTAGGACTTACTCCGAAAGAAGGTGGTGATACTCCTCAGTCAGTAGATGAGAATGGTAATCCTGTTACTCCTGAGCCTTCTCAGGCTATGATTAATGAGCATCTTAAAGGGATGAAGGGAAGAGAGTGGCAGAACTTTCAACGCATTATTCGTGAGTATAATAAAGGGAAAATAAGCCGAGAACAAGCTGCTCAGATGTTGAAGAGTGCTTATGGACTCGGAGAAGAAGAATTGGCTACGTGGTTAGGCTCTGATGAGTTTAGTTCTGATGTAGATTCCATTATTGCTATTTTTAATGAATACGGAACTTATGCTGATAACTTTTCTGTACTTGCTACTCGTTCTGTGTTTGGTTCAGATAAAATTGAAGAGAACGAATCGCAGTTTTTCGCAGAAGTAGTAGATGATACTTTAGATAAAAAGATTCTAAACATAATCGATAAGAACAAAGGAATACTCTCTAAGGATATTGCTAAGGCTCTACGAGAGGATGTAGGAGTGATTGAGGAACGAATCAATAAGCTCAAAGAACTTGAGATATTAAAAGTCGATGTAAAGACAGGAATCCCAAAACTCACTCAGCCTCTTTCTGAAATTATAGATAAGCCGATTAAGACATCGTTTCTCGTAAGATATGCTTATCAATGGAAGAGCATAGTTCCTCAAGGACAGAGAGATACTTCTAATCATCCTTCTCGACCTTTCTGTGCTAAGCTAATGGAGTTGAATAAACTTTATACTCGTGCAGAGATTGAGATGCTTTCTGCTCGGTTAGGATATTCAGTATTCGATAGAGGCGGTGGATGGTGGACTATGCCAGATGGAGAGCATTCTCCTTCTTGTAGACATCAATGGGTAAGTAAGATTGTAGTTAAGAAACAAAAATAAGATGAGCAGAAATATACTATTTATATCAGTCGATACTATCAAGGATAGAACAGGACTACACAATAACGTAGATGAGAAGTTAGTTAATCCTGAGATTCTCGCTTCTCAGGATATGTATATTCTTCCTGCTCTTGGCTCTGCTCTTTATGACAGGTTGCAGACAGGAATACAACTAAATAACCTAACTCCTTCTGAAACTTCTTTGCTTGATACTTACATTACTCCTACTTTGGTTTACTATGTAATGAGTGAGCTTCCGATGGGATTGAGTTATCAATTCTATAATAAGGGAATGATTCGTAAAAGTGGAGAAGGGCAAGAGAATCCAAGTGCTGCTGAGATGATTGATGTAGCGGATAGATACAAAGGTCGTGCTGAATTCTATAAGCAACGACTTGTTAAATACTTGAAGCAAGAGTCGGGTAATAATACTTTTCCTCTTTACAATAATCCAGGTTCTGGAGTAGATACTATCGTTCCTGATAATGAGGCTTATACTACTTCTATTTGGCTTGGCGATGATGATTGTTGCAGAGGAATGACTTTTGAAGAAAAATATCAAGGTAACATAAACAGATGCTGTGGCAAATAAAACCTATTCGCTAAAGAATCAAAAGAAACTAAAAGTATATTTAGATGCCCACGTTAAACCAGATAGTAAAGACAATCGGAGACCTTGCGAGTACGCACAAGCAGATAAAGAGCTTCTACTTCGGAGACCTCCCAGATTACCTAAGCAGAGGAACTGATAACGTATATCCTTCTTTATACTACGATTTAACAGGTGCTAATATCTCAGGTAATACTTTGTCTTTGACTTTTAGCCTGTATTTTTTTGATAGGATGTTGCCTGAAGGAACTAATGAAACGGAGGTTCTTAGCGATATGCTTGAGGTTGCTCAGGATATTGTCGCTCAGTTAAACTATCAGAACTTTGATTTCGATATCCTAACAAGTGTAGGTTTGAACTTCTTTACTGAGGATACTCCTGATTTGTTAGCAGGTGTTCGTGCTGATATTACTTTAGAACTTCCGTACTTGTATAATCGCTGCGTAGTACCAACATCTTACACATATCCTTCATAATCTATTTATAGGTAATGGCAAATAAGAAAATAAACGAACTATCGGTAAGAACTCCGAGTCTATCCGATTTAATGCTCGTAGGAGACCCATCTACAGGCTATTCATATAAGGCTACTATATCTTCGCTATCTACTCTTTTAGAGGCTAATATCGCTCTTAATGACCTTAGCGATGTAGTTATTACTTCGGTAGCTAATGGGAATCTATTGGCTTACAATGGTACGAATTGGGTTAATAGAACATTGGGTTCTTATCTCGGTGGTACTATTTCTCAGTATGTTCGCGGAGATGGTTCGTTAGGAGATTTCTCAGGTAGTGGGGGAGGCGGTGGTGCTTCCGTTTCTTACTATTTGAATGGTTCTGTGAATCAGGGAACTTTCGGAGGTACCACTTACTACGAGATGAATAAAACTCCTATTGCAGGAGCAGGTACTAACTTTACTATAAATGCCAATGGATATATCGCATCGTTTATTACAGATGCAGGAGACCCTGCTTTGCTTAAGATTCCTGGAGGGAATTGGAATTTAGAGTTCTATTTTTCTGCTTCGAGTGCAGGTGGTACTCCAAGTTTTTATGTAGAGTTGTATAAATACGATGGAACTACTTTTACTTTAATTGCATCTAACTCAGGAAGTCCTGAAGGTATTACAAATGGAACTGCTATTGATGCTTACTTTACTTCTTTATCTGTTCCTGAAACTGTTTTAACTCTTACCGATAGATTAGCTATTCGTGTATATGTAACGCATTCGGGTCGTACTATTACTTTACATACAGAGAATAGCCATCTTTGTCAGATTATTACTACGTTTACTACAGGTCTTACTGCGTTAAATAACTTAACTGCTCAGGTTCAATTCTTTGCTACAGGAACAAGCGGAACTGATTTCGCTATCTCTTCTACTACTGCTACCCATACATTCAATCTACCAACTGCATCAGGTACGAATCGGGGTGCTTTAAGTTCGGCTGATTGGACTACATTCAATGGAAAAGTCGGAGGGTCAGGAACTACAAACTACGTACCAAAGTTTACCGCATCGGGAACTATTGGGAACTCACAGATATTTGATAACGGAACAAGTGTTGGGATTGGTACTGCGACTCCAACTGGATTCGTAAACATTAATTATTCGAACACAGATTACACGAATACAAACGGAGCAAATTCTCATATTTTATTGTCTAATGCAAACGCAAGTGGTCAAACGTCTGTAACTTCGGTTATCAATTCAGCCGTCAGGGCAAAGTGGAGAACGGATGTAGTCGGCAACATCAACTGGGTATCATACGCAAATAGCAACACTTTAGGTCATTATTTCTATGTCAATGGAGATTATGGAGTAGGAAAATATCAAGCCGTTATTTCAAATACGGGAACAAGATTTGGAAATAACTTGAGCATTTCTGCTATTGTTTATCCGTTTGAGGTTATTGGGAAATCTTCGTTTTCTGACAATATGATGATTGGCACAACCACAGACGCAGGCTACAAGTTAGATGTCAACGGAACGGCAAGGGTGAGCGGAACAGAACTGCGTTTGGATAACGGAACAACAGGAACACTTAACATCTATTCCAATACTCCAACAATCGACTTTTTTAGTGGTGGTGGATATACTTTTGGAAGGTCAGGAACAACAATGACTTGGAACAGTGCTAATATTGCGTTGCATATTGGAGGAAATTCAGGCTATACATTAGATGCAGCAAATGGACATATTTGGAGAACTGCTTTGAGTGGTGGTGCTGCATTGGCAAGATTGGACACAGGTGGTTCGTTAAGTATAGGAAATTCATCAACTGCCGCAAACGCATCTTCAATCTTGGATTTAACATCTACTACAAAAGGATTCCTACCTCCAAGAATGACTTCAACTCAAAGAACATCTATCAGTTCTCCTGCAAATGGATTGGTAGTTTATCAAAGTGATGGTACTAC